TCTCCAATTTCAGGCAAGCCTGCCACATTAATTGGTTGGGTTGAAAGTACTGATGTTAACAAATCAAAAGAAATAGATAAGATTCTTGATTCATTTAAGAAGTCAAGATTACCGTTGCCTGATTCAAACAAAATAGCAAAACAGGCAAACGCAGAAGGAGGTAATGAAGTGTCAGAAAATACAGAGAACATAGTAGTTGAAGAGACTACTGTAGTCGAAGAAACACCAGCTGCGGAAGAAACCCCAGTTGTTGAAGAAGCTCCTGCAGAAGATGCAGTAGCAGACGCTCCTGCCGAAACTCTGGAAAAGGCAGCCGACGTATCAGAAGTTGAGGTTGATGAACCTGATTTTGCAAAAATGTTAGGCGATCTAAAAGGCTTTTTCTCAGAAACTCTTACAAAGGCTACAGATTCAAATGCTGCTCAGGTTAAGGCTGTTACAGAAACAGTTGAAACATTTAGCAAGAGCGTTGATGGGCGTATTACAGAGTTGGCAGAACAATATACAGCAATCTCAAAGGCTGTAGAAGATATCAAGAACACGATTGATGGCGTACAAAAGCGTGTAGATGCAGTAGAAGGTGAAACTGCAATTAAGAAGTCCTCTGACCTTGGCGGGTCTCAGGAAGTAAGTACAATCAAAAAATCAAAATGGAACGGTTCTTTCCTCGGTTCCGTAGAAAATTTAATCAAATAAAGGTAGGTGAAAAAATACAATGAGCAATGAACTATTAAAAGACATCGCAGCTGGCACAACAGCAACAGCTGGTTTTGCATCCACAACTGGTGGAACAGGAACACACGTAGCGTCAGAAAACGGCAACGGTGGTCTTCTAAACCCAGAACAATCTGCTCGCTTCCTGGACTACATGTTTGACTCTACCGTAATCGGTAAGGTAGCACGTACTGTTCGCATGAAGGCAGACACAACAGAAATTGATCGCATCGGAGTAGGCACTAAGCTTATGAAGCTTGCGACAGAAGGTGATAACACTGGCACAAACGCCGCTGTTACATTCTCAAAGATTTCATTAACAACAAAGAAGCTTCGTATGGATTGGGAACTTTCAACTGAGTCTCTAGAAGACAATATTGAAGGTCCAGATCTAGAAGATCATATCGCCCGTATGATGGCGACCCAGGCAGGTAACGACATCGAAGATGTTGTCCTAAATGGTAACACAGCACTAACAGATGACGCTCTATACAAGTCATTCAATGGTGTTGTAAAGAAGGCAAAGACTTATGGTCGCGTAGTTGACGCAGGTGGAGCAGCAGTTTCACGTGCAGTATTCAACTCAGCACTTAAGGCACTTCCACGTAAGTACAAGCAGCGTCGCACAGACCTACGCTTCCTTGCAGGATCAAACTTGATTCAGGACTTCCTATATGCTAACAGCATCGGAACAAACATGACAATTCCACAAGATATCGCTTCAAGCGTTATCCGTGGAGAGGTTCAGCCACTATCAGGTCCAGCAGGATACGTAGCTCCATACGCATTTGGTATTCCAATCGTTGAAGTTCCACTTCTACCAGAGACACAATCTGGTGACTACTCAGGAGCAACTGGCTCACACGGAGATATCCACTTGTCATTCCCAAATAACGTTGTTATTGGAATCAAGCGCGATGTAACTGTTTACCGTTTCTTCTGGCCACGTAAGGACTCAATTGAGTACACAATGTATACTCGTGTTGGCGTTCAGATCGAACAAGCAGATGCTTGGGTTGTAGTTAAGAACGTTAAGGTAGCCTCATAATTTAATTATAGGTATATCTACAAGAAAGGCCCCCGAATTAATTTTTGGGGGCTTTTCATTTTAATTTAACAATGCTATAATAAATGTACCTAGAAAAAGGAGAAATTAATGTCGTTTGAAACATTAAAAGTAGCTGACCTTCGTAAAATTGCAGAGGACTTTGCAGTTGATACCGATGGTCTAAAGAACAAAAATGATATCATTGCAGCTATGTCTGAAGAAGGCGTAACATGGGCGGTATATCAAAAGACAGTTAAAGATTTAGATGATGCTGAAGAAGATGCTGATGAAGTATTACCTAAGTTTGATCCTAAAAAAGATCAAGCAAAAGACTCAGTATTGGTAAGAATGACTAGAGCTAATTTCCGTTATGATATTTTGGGTTATACGTTCACTAATGAACACCCATTTATAGCAATGAAGGAAGAAGATGCTCAGTCAATTTTTGACAAGGAGGAAGGTTTCCGTTTAGCAACACCTAAAGAAGTACAGGATTTTTACGGATAATCTTATAATTAATGGAAATATTAGTAAATACCAACCCACCAGTAAGGCATAGAATTTATTGGAAAGGACAAACTGTCGCGGCAGACAGTGCACCAATAGTTAAAATATATGATGTAACAGAAGATCCAACACTAGAAGATCCAACAACATCTGTATTCTTAACACAGCTAACTGCCGAATCTTTTGAAACAGATTTTGGTGTTTATCAAGTATTTATTCCATTGCTCTATGCTTCAAGAACTAGACAATTACAGCTTCTATGGGAGTACTATGTCGAAGGCTCTTTCGTGCAAAAAAGACATGACCTATTTGTAGTCCAGCCATATGTTGATTTAACACAAGCAGTAGATGCATTAGATATTGGTTCTGATCCTTCAGATCCAAATTACAAATCCTATGCTGAACTTCAAGATGCTGAATCATATGCTCGTAGAGTAATTGAGGCATATACTGGACAAAGATTCTATGAATACTACGACTCACATACTGGATATGGAGACGGAACAGATGTTCTTCCAGTACCATATAGAATGACAGAACTTAAAGAATTGTACTCAAATGATATTAAATTAATTGATGTTGATGCAAACTTAGACGATTTTGGATATGATGTTAAAATATCTGAATCTAGATTTGCACTTAGAATTAATCGTGCCAATCTATTGGATAATACCGTCTATACTGCAAATGGTTTTGTACCACCAACAATCAACGATGGGTCTGGCGGAGGATTTTCTAGAGGGGTAGCCTACAAGATAGAAGCGTACTTTGGATGGGAAAGAGTTCCAGATGAAGTTGAGCTAGCATGTCTTGAATTAATGAAAGACTACTTCTCAAGGGATAAAATATGGAGAAACAAATATCTACATAGCGTACAGTCATTTGACTGGCACTTTGAATATAATACAGGCGCATTTATTGGTACTGGTAATCTTTATGTTGACCAGCTACTATTGCCTTATGTATTAACTCAAATGGTATTGATATAAAATGTATGACTTTGACATCGTTGCTGCTACTTACACACATTTAATTGATGTATATAAGCAATTTGACAGTCAAGATACAAATACAGGTGCTATAAAAAAAGAATGGCATTATGACAGAACAGTTAAATGTTATGCTAAGGGAGTTATTTCTAATAGCGCTTCTAGCAGATCTGGTGACAGACAACAAATTGCTGCTCAATATAAAGACACACAGTATGTAGAAATTAGAAGTACTGAGAAGATAAGCCTTCGTGAAAAAATAACTAATATTAGAACAGAGCACGGAGTGGCAATTTGGACAGAATTAAATTTTCCAGATAACACTCCAACAGTGTTTGAAATCATTGGCACTACTCCTATGACCGATCCATTCGGAGATGTTTTGGCATGGAACACAACTCTGAAAAGATCGGAGAATCAGGTAATTGGACTCTAGCGCACTTTTAGTACAGGCTGCCAGCGGACTAGAAAGACTGATGGTCGGAGCAGGCGGAAAGACTTTAAAAGATAGTAATGTAGCACAGATATCAGCTGCAATATATTATCAGGCTAAAGTTGTTTCTAAACTTACAACAAATAAAACATTTCAGAGCAAATTTCAAAAAGTAATATTTGATCAGATTCAGAAAGACTTTGGCGAGTATGTAGACTCACTTGCAAGAACTAAGCCCAAGAGCCTCCACCATATGTATGAGTGGAAAAAAACGGGACTACCAACAGCAAGACTATTTAAATTAAAAAAGATAGATTCTAAAGATTTATCATTTAGACTTGACTATATGACGCTACCATCTAAATCATTAGTTCCTAATAAATATAGTAAGCGTAGACATGTGTTTACAAATAAGGCCAGCATTATTGAACAAGGAACTCCAGTCAGAATTGCTCCTAAAAATGCAGAAAGACTGGTTTTTGAAATTAATGGATTAGTAATTGCTATGCCTAAAGGCGCAGCAGTATATGTTAAAAATCCTGGTGGAACCGCCGCAAAAAATCAATTTAAACTTGCATATGCAAGATTCTTTAGTGGACAGCTAGTAAACAATTCAATAAAAAGATCTGGATTTCAAAATATCTTTAAAAATGGTATGTCTAAATCTCTAGCAGTTCCAACAGATATCAGAAAGGTGAAATATTCCTTTTCTCCTGGTACAATTAACATGCAGGCGGAATCAGCAATAACAGCAGCATTTGGAGGATTATCATGACAAATTATAAAGAAGATGTAATGTTTGATGTGCGTAAATTTTTATGGAATGAATTAACAGCCACGCAAATCTTTAATGCAGATGATTATTATCATGATGAAATGAATGGTGAAATAATTCCAATTATTCCAGTCCAGCAGTCACCAGAGCTTAATCAATTTTTTAGCGGCAAGAAACATTTGGTCTATGATAAGATAGGAATAGCCTATGAAGACAACTGGGCTATTTGCTGTGAACAACTGCTATTTACAATATATGCAACAGATGTAAGCGAAATAGCGGAAATTAGAAATTTAATGACAGACTTATTTAGAAGAATGGACGACTCAGCTAGGGATATAAATAGATCTGGGGTAATATCAAATAAATTTAAATTCTATAGCATGTATATAGCCGATATCTCTCCAACAGGCCCATCAGATGAATTAAAGGGTTTCTTCTCAGCAGAGGTAGTATTAGAAATTAAATACTCCAGAATCCTGGATCCGTTGGGACGCTTCAACTAGTTTGCCTTTTTACCTTTTATGACCTAAAATTGGACTAAGAGGAAAGAAGCCTAGCCAGCTTTAGATTTAGATTTTAACAAATATATATATATTTTTTTAAATATAGGAGGAAAAACAATGGCACAATCAGTAGGTAATGCTAAAAATATTCTTGTTGGCGCATCTCCGTTGTTCTTGTCAAATGTTGACATTAACGATTCAGATTATATCGCTAACGCAGAAGCAGGCGTCGCTATTTCAGCAGGCGCAACAACAGTAGGAGTTCCAGCTTTTGCAAGTGGAGCATCATATGCAACTACGCTTAATGGCGTAAACCAAACAGCAGGACTTTTTGGATACCGTAACGTTGGTTTTACCAACAATGGTCTCCAGATTACATATAACCCAACATTCGATTCAGTAACAGTTGATCAGTTACTTGATACAGCTAAGCTTTTCAAGTCTGCAATGGAAGTTATGATTGCAACAGAAATGTCAGAAGGTACTCTAGAGAACATCGTAACAGTGTTCGGACAGAGCTCAAGTACACTTTCAGCAGTAACAGGAACAGGCCAGACAACCAAGCAAGAACTTGGTTTGGCAGCAGGTTCACTAGGTGCCGCTCCAACAGAGCGTCAATTAATTGCAGTAGGACAGGCTCCAACAGCAGGTTCAACAGCATCAGAGCGTGTATATTATGCACGTCGTGTTTTGTCTGTACAACAGTCACAGCACTCTCTTGCACGTACAACTGCAACTACATTCCCAGTAACATTCCGTCTTCTACCAGATGCTAACTACGCTGGTTCAGAATACGGTAAGATTATTGACCGTGTATTGACAGTTTAATACAATTAAATAATAGAAATCCCCTAGATATTAATTTATTTAGGGGATTTCTGCTTGTATTAGTAAGAGGGTTTTGTTATAATAATTAAGACATCCTAGGAGGATAAATTGGCAACTACAGTATACGACGTAGAAGAAATTGAATTACAAGATGGCTCAGTAGTTAAACTGAAGCCACTATCAATTAAAAAACTAAAAGACTTTATGGCTGAAATCCAAAAAACAGCTAGTTCAGAATCAGAAGACGCAACACTAACCATCTTAATTGATGCATGTGGCATTGCTCTGGAATCACAACTTCCAGCTATTGTAAAAGATAGAGATGCTTTTGAGTCAGTTCTAGACATGCCAACTATTTACCGCATCATTAAAGTTTGCGGTGGAATCGACCTTGAAGACCCAAACCTTCTAGCGGCAGCGGTTCTGGCTGGTCAGAACTAGATTTAGCCGCTTTAGAGGGAGAGCTTTTTCTTTTAGGTAATTGGAAAAATTACGAAGAACTAGAAGAAAATCTTTCAATGCCAGAGTTGATTCAAACATTGAAGGCGTACAACAAGAGGGAATCAAATTCAAGAAGGTTTACCGCAAGTCTCAATGGTGTAGATCTTGATATTGATGAAGAACAAGAAGGTCCATCTTTTGATGATATAGAAAGAAAAGCATTAGGAATTAATGCTAGTGGTGATGATGTAGTTTCTCTACAGGGTCGCTTAGCAGCGCAAGCTGGTTTCGGTATCGGAGAAGGATTAGGATACGCTAAGGAGTAAAATATAGTTAATGGCTGATCAAAATATAGTCACGAATATAGTCGCTACGGCTGACTTTTCAAGTCTTATTACAGATATTAATAGGGCCACGACATCGTTGGCTAATCTTCAGCAACAGTTAAATACTTCTAATAAAACCCTTGCAGTTCAAGCCGCAAAAATAAGTTCAACATTTGCAGAAACATTAAGAAGCACTGGGCAGTTTTCAACCCACTTTGTTTCATTATCTTCAGACGTAGATAGATTTGGTAAGAATCTTGACGGTGGAAAGCTTAAGTTAAAGCAATATTTTCAAACGTTTCAAGAGCATACAAAAACTTCTGGAGGCTTAATCAGACAGCTTGCTCAACAGCAAGTTGCTATGCAGAATGCTATATTGCAACCCCTGGGGAAAAATGCCCAGGGGCTAATGCAATTTAATGTACAGGTCCCACAAGGACTAGATACAATAAAAAATAAGACTGCAATTGCAAGACAAGAATTACAAATTTTAAATAAAGTTGTACAGGATGGCGGAGTTCAATTAATTAACTGGGGTAAAAATACTCAGTGGGCAGGTCGTCAGTTAACAGTAGGATTAACGTTGCCACTAGCAGCATTTGGTAAAGCTGCTGCAGATGCATTTAAATTAGCAGATCAAGAGCTTGTCAGACTTACAAAAGTTTACGGCGGGCTAGCACAAACATCATCAGCAGAATTAGGACAAGTAAGAATAGATGTATCAAATACGGCAAAAGATATAGCATCTGCTTATGGAGTTTCATTTAAAGAAACAATTGCGCTAGCTGCAGATATTGCTGCAACTGGAAAAACTGGAAATGAATTATTGGGATCAATTAAAGAAACAAGCCGCTTATCAGTGCTTGGTGAAGTTGATAGACAAGAAGCAATGAAAGCAACACTTGCAATTCAGTCTGGCTTTAAGCAAAATACAGATGAGCTGTCTAAGTCAATTAACTTCCTTAACGCAGTTGAAAACCAGACATCTACAACTTTATCAGACTTAGTTGAAGCAATTCCAAAAGCTGGACCAGTTGTAAAATCATTAGGCGGAAGTATTCAAGATTTAGCACTTTATTTAACTGCAATGAAGGAAGGTGGAATTAATGCATCAGAAGGAGCAAATGCAATCAAGTCTTCATTAGCATCATTAATTAATCCTACAAAAGTTGCCAAAGAAATGTTTGCGGGTTTTGGAATAGATTTAAGCGGAATTGTAACAAAAAATGCTGGTGACTTAACAGGAACAATAGTAGAACTACAAAAAGCACTAGAAACATTAGATCCTTTAAGTAAATCAAAAGCAATTGAGCAATTGTTTGGTAAGTTTCAGTTTGCAAGAATGTCAGCCCTATTTGAAAATTTAGGAAAACAAGGTAGCCAGACTCTTAAAGTAATGGACCTAATGAAAGCAAGCTCAGAAGATTTAGCTGGAATTGCTGGACGAGAATTATCACAGGTAACAGAATCAGCTTCAGGTAAATATCGCAGAGCATTAGAGGGATTAAAGGCTGATTTAGCAGGAGTGGGAGAGCAATTCTTAAATCTACAGACATTCTTTATTAATCTAACAGATAAAGTGATTGGTTTTATTAATAAACTTCCAGACCCAATTCAAAAAATTCTTACAGCTATTGGTGGATTAACAGCAATTGCTGGTCCACTTATTATGCTTACAGGTGTTCTAGCTAACTTCTTTGGATATATTATTAAAGGAGTTGCACATTTTAAAGCATTATTCCGTGGCGGAGAAGGATGGAAATTATTAACTCCTGAAATTTTGGCGGCTGAAAAAGCTGGCTCTATGATGGAAACAACAATGTATAGTGATGCAAAAGCAGCATCTATATTAGAATTAGCTCTAAAGAATTTAAACACAGAACTTGCAATACTACAGGCTAAAGCCTCATCAAACTCTATTTCTGTTAAGCCAACTTTATCAGCAGTTGCTAATGCTGGAAGACAAGTAGATCCAAATCACCCACTATTAAGTCCAGAAGATACTCGCTCAATGTCACATCTAAATCCAGTTGCTGGAATGACAGAGCAACAAAAGTATTCACAAACTTTATTTGGAGTAGTTCCTGGAGCACCTAAAGTAAATCAAAAAATTAGCAATAATCCACAGGTTTATATGGAAGGCGACCTTCCAAAAGTTCAAGGGCTTACATCAATTAATGGAGTTTCAACTGGAGTTGTAGCTGCAGAAGCTGCAAAATGGCATGCGATGACTGGTGCAATTGCAATGCAATCAGAAGCAGAAATTCAAAAATTAAAAGCTGAAGTATCTGCAACAGGATTAATTACCTCCGAGTTATCTGTTTCATACGAAGCTTTATTGCCAGAAATGACAAAATTAACTTCTATGGCTGCACAAGAATCAGCAGCAATTGTTGCAGAATTACAAGCAGGTAAAGTAACTGTAGATGCAGCTAGAGCAAAAATTATTGCTTTGAATGCTAATGTAGAAGCAATGATGGGTGAAACTGCAACTGCGGTAGCGGCATCACAAGGAAGATCAATAAACCTAACTAAGGTTCCATTAGTGGACCAGCCTATCGTTGGACCAACTGGAAAATCAAATCTTAAAGAATTAACACGACCAGGAAGAACAAGAGAACTTCTTAATAAAATTGCACGTAACTTAAATGTAAAAACATTTGGCGCAGGCTATAGCACAGAAACAACTATTCCAAAAAGACTTGCAATGGGAGGCTGGGTTCCTGGACAAGGCGAAGGCGACACAGTTCCAGCAATGCTTACTCCTGGAGAATTTGTTGTAAATAAAGATGCAGCACAAGCTAACATGGGCTTGTTAATGAACATAAATGGTGGACAACAGGCAAATGGTCCTGGAATGGCAATTGGTGGAGTAGTAGCATCTAAGTTTGCACCGTTTGCACAGGGATTCCTACAACAAGCATCAATGATTGGCGGAGTAAGAAAAGTCGGAACACGTTCAGTAAGATCTTTGCAGGGCGGCTCAAATTCTAGAATGCCTTATGAGCAAATGCGTTCTATAGAATCTGGCAGAGGAAATTTCTGGAAAAAGAGTCCATTGCTTGCAGAAGGAATGCCAAAAGGTCGGGATCAAGTTGTTGGACATTTATATGGTCCTCAATTTACAAGAATGTATGGTTCTGGAGTAGGAGGATCTTCTCCTAGATTAACAAGAGAGCAGCTTGCCGCACAAGGACTTTCTGTAAATTCTTCAGCCAATCTATTTGATATTTTGCCAAATAACATAATGACATTTGGAAGATCTTTTAATACTCAGTTAAATAAAGGAACAGCAACTGCTGCTTCATGGATGGCCAGTGGTGCAAGACCTGAGCACTTAATTGGATTAACAAGCTATCTACTATCTAATAAAATTCCACCAACTAATATTGTTGCTGTAAGGCAGAGAGTTTTAGATAATGTCAATGCAAAAATGGCTAGAATTCCTGGAAATATTAATGAGAGACAATTTGGCGGACTAGTAACAAATGCAATAAGACAAGAGCTTACGACTATTAGTCGACATGGTTGGCCAAGTGCAACCCCAAGACCTTCTTATACAGGAAGTTATAAAAACAGAAGAACAATGAATCGCGGTGGCGTAGCACATATGGCTGGAGGAGGCCTAGTAAGATCTTTAGTAGGTGGAGCTGCAGTTTCAATGGGAGGCCAGTACATTGGTAATGCAATTGGCGGAGGCTTGGGACAAGCAGTATCAATGGGATCAAGCATGCTCGGAATGGGTTTTGGTTTTGGCGGAATGGGGGGTGGACAAAATGAAGATGGTTCAGCTCGTGCTGGATTTATGTCAAGACAAATGTCAAAGCTTCCAGATTCATTTTCAAAAACAATTGGACCCGCTGCAAAATTTGAATCGGCATTAGCTAAATCTTCAATGGGCGGGACTAGATTGGCATCTACTTTAGGCAGAGTAGCACTTGGATTAACTAGAATGAATGTAGCAATTGGCCTAGGAACTGGTGCCATCATGCTTGGCATTAAATTGTGGAAAGATCATAATGAAGAATTAAGAATAAATGCCCTAGGGTATGGACTAACTGCAGAAGCTGCACAAAAGGCGGGATTAAAATATACAGATTATAATAAGAAGATAAAAGATGCAATAGATAATGCTAAGGCATTACGTGAGCGTAATCATTTATTATATGAGAGTATGACTTCATCTGGTACACCATTAAAGATGACAATTGAGCAGTATAAAAAACTTAAAGAACAAGTCAAAGCTACAATGGGAGATTATGTCAAGCTATTTGATCAAACAAACAGAAAAGATGTTGGTCAAGTTGCAACACAATTAAAGGCACAATTTATGGCTGCAGGAGATTCTGCAGAAACAGCAACAGCAAAAATTTATACATTAATTTCTGAATCAAATAAAGCTAGTTCTGCTGCAAGTTCAATATCATCAAAATCATTTACTGGAATTAAAAATCTTTCAGATGCTGCAGCACAAACAGCTAAAACATTTGAAGCATCTATGCAGGTTGGAGATTCAAAATCTCAAGCACAAGCATTGCTTACATCGTTTCAAGCAATTGATTCTGCAATTGATGATACTGTTAAAAAAAGCGAAGAGGCTTCTAAGAAAACAAAAAAAGATGCAATTACTTATGGCGATGCTACAAAAGAACAAATTGATAAAGTTAATGCTAGCACAAAAACTCAACAAAAATTAAATCAATCTGTTATATCAGAATTGGGTAAGCAAAACCCAGAGCTTGCAAAAATATTAAATAGCACAGACACATTATCTAGCGCATGGTCTAAGTATCAACTTGTGATAAAAGGCGTAACCGTAGATATTAAATCAATGAGTGGAGAAGCAGCTTCTGCTGCATTAGTTATTGCAAATACTATATCTCAAACTACTACAAGCGTATTAAAAAATGACCCAGCATTAATAAAACAATATTCTAAATATGATACATTAACTGCAAAAATTAAAAATCTTATTACAGCATCTAAGGGTCAAACTGTTAAACAACAAATTGATACTAAGGCAAGAATTAAAAGTATTAATGAAGAAATTGACTCTATTAATAAAGCAGCAGATGAAAAAATTAAAGCTTTACGTAAGACAAACGAAGCTGAAAATTCGAAGATTAGTATTCAAAAAGCTCAATTAGATTATCAGTCAGCAATTGCCCGTGGGGATAGAGATGCTGCGGCACAAGCTCAACTTACAATTCAGCAAATAACAAATGATGCACAACAAAAAGCAGCAGAAGATAAAATTTCTACAAATGCTGAAAAACAAATTGCACCACTTAAAGCAGAATTAGACAAAATTAATAATGCTCAAGATGCAATTGGAAACAAAGCGGCACTCGCAGGAGAAAGCTTAGGAAAATTACAATCAGAGGCTGCCACACTAAAAGGCAATCTTGAAGGTTTAAATACTGCATTATCTACAATTTTATTAAACAGAGCATTAGATCCAAACTATTCTGGAAGCCAACGAGAAAAAGATGATCTTGCAGCAGCAGATGCCGCAAAATTAAAATTAGGAATTAAGCCAGTTCTTCCAAAAAGAGAAGGAGATGTGGCTGCTAAATATGCTGCGGAAGTAAACAATAGTATGTTAACTTCAATTAGCTCTGCTCTTGAAAAAGGAATTACAGCAAAACAAATAAATATTTATGCTGATGCAGTTAAGACTTATGATAAATCTGCAACGGTTGCCCCAACAGTTACAGCTACAAAAACAGATCCAAATGTAACTCATCAGGCATCAACTACTGAATATTCCGTATCCGCCGCAACGCTTGCTGGAATGGGCATAGCATTTGGAATAGGAACTAAATTTAAAGGATCAGATAAAAAAGAATATATTATTACAGCCCTTCCAAATCAAGCAGGCGTAAGCAAAGTAAAGCCAACTGGAAAAGCAAAGGGAGGAAGCGTTTTAGGAAGTACTCCCTATATTGTTGGAGAAAAAGGCCCAGAATTGTTTGTTCCAGGAATGAGCGGCACTATTATTCCTAATAGTATTTCAGGTCCAAGATTTAATATTCCTACAGGCAATATTACTGGAATGTCTGGCGGAAATACAAATGGATCTTCAAATAGTAATATGTATAATATCAATATAGAACTGAATGGCACAAATGTTACAGCAGATGATATAATGAGAAAGTTCAAGCAAGAGCTATCCCTCATTAATGCAAAAGAGGGTCCGTCTAGAACCTTTGGAGGAAGACCATGACAGCTTTAATTTTGCCTAGAGGGTCAATCATTAGCATAGAGGCTAAAGACCTCTTAGCGACCCCTGCAGGCACCTCTAAGGTATGGAATAAGGTTACTGAGCACAATCGTTCTGAATTTACAATTGCCACAGAAAGAATTGAAAAAATTCAAAGAATGTCTAATGGAACACTTAGAAAAAATTATATAACCGATAAAAAGAAATTCTCAACGTCTTGGTCTATGCTCCCAGCATATAGAACTCTTACTGTTGATGGATTTTGGGGAGCGGAAGACCTAAGAGCATTTTATGTAGGAGAAGGAACAGGCTCATTTAAAATTAGAATTAACCTAGCAAAAAATGGAACTACGCAAGAGTCTTCTGGGTATGAAGAATATACAGTTGTATTTGCTGGCCCACCAAATTTTACTGCGCTAAAAAGAGGAATACAGACATTTTGGAATGTGTCATTAGACCTGGATGAAGTATAATGATTATTGCCAACGACAATGTAAAAAGCATACTAGATAAAAGCACATCAACTAATTTACAAGCAGGCTGCACATTTGAATATAATATGAATTCTTTAGTGGATAATATTACAGTTACCAGCCCAAATGATTACGCTACAATAAATGGATCAAAGCCTTTTAAGAAGCTTTTTCCAATTGATACAATCATTAAGCCATTTAGACCAGTTGGGGCGGGAATCAAATATGGAATATATGGAGACGTGACACTTGGCACATATAGAGATCCATCTACACCGACATATCCTTTAAACTATAGAACATATTATCCTGGAATTGATACCTACTATAAATATTGGGTGGCCCCAAAAGATACTGCAGTAGATGTAACTATTACATATCCAAAGACTATTATTACAAATAAGATTGTTGCCCGTTTTGAATTGTCCCATTCAACTCCAGGAAGCTGGACTATATATGGAAATGGAACTCAATTAGCAACTGGTACATCAATTGTTCCATTTCAAACAAGCGGGATTAAAAATTATAATGCTGGCACAGTAACAATTTATTATACTGGAACTGCATGGACTACAAATGAATCACTTCATAATGTTTCAAGCAATGTATCTTTAACTAGTGTTAAAATAACAGCTCCAGCCGTATCTGGTAAGTATATTGGATTAATTGAGCTTTCCCCAAAATGGGTTGTAGACGTAACTCCAAATTTAGTCAGCTTTTCAATTTCAAAAGAATCTTCAACTGGAGCAGATGATATTTTACCAGTTGGAAAAGTATCTGCAAATTCTTTATCTATAGATATGAATTCTTATGATGGAAGAAATGTACTGTCATTTAGCAAGGAAAATACTTTAGATAATACAAAAACATATTTGTATAAGCAAGTTGAGATAAAGCCATATTTTAAACTTTATCATACTGATGGATTACTTACAGACTCAAATGGGGAATATGATAAAATTCTGCAGGGAACTTTCTTTTCACATGAATGGTCAATATCAGAATTTGGTGATGTTTCAGTAACAGCATTAGATGGATCAAAGATACTTCAAGAAACATTAGCTCCTAGTATTTTATGTGATAAATATTCAGCTACCGCAATCATAAGAACCCTGCTTGACGCAGTAGGATTTACAAACTATAATTTTAATACAGTAGAAAACGACACATCAATATTTTCTCCGAGCTTTTGGTGGACGGA